GTGGGGATAAGCTCGTGAAAGCTTTCCGGGGTGCCATTGTTTACCAGGACATGGAGTTCGATGACGAGTTGTTTGGTCTCTGCTACGCCTTGTCCGAGGAAGTTTGGCTACGCCAGCGAACCAAGGCTGATCTCGAGCGTGTCGCGACGAACAATCCCCCAGATTGGGACCCCCGGTTCATCAAGCTTTTCCTAAAGGGCCAGACCATTAAGAAGCTCGCGTCTATCTGTGGTCCCGCTAAGAAGGGTCAGATCGTCACCACCTTTCCCCTTTGCTCCATCTTCTATGAAGCTCCCTGGGCGATGTATTTCGAGCTCAAGCTGGCCAAGGTTCTCCCGCCGCACATCTACCTCCACGCTCGCAAGTCCTCTGAGGATATGCGCGCGTGGTATGCTGAATTCGGTCGCGCTGATTCTTACACCACGAACGATGTTGTGGGCTGGGACACCGGTTGTGATGAAGCTACCATGCACTTTGACATCCGCGTTATGCAGTCTTTTGGAATGCCCGTGTTCTTTACGGATTCCTACGCCTCGCGCAAGCTCAACTGCCGGACGTTCCTCGGTGATTTTCCCATCATGCAGGCTTCTGGTGATCGTTGGACGTGGACTCTCAATACCGTGCGGAACATCGCTCTGATGCACCTCAAGTTCAGTATCCGGCCCGGTACTCCCTTGTGCTTCTCGGGCGACGATTTCCTCGGCATTGGTTACTTGCACATCCGCGCTGCGTTCAAGCCTGACGAGTGGTTGTTCCGGTTCAAGGTGTTCCGCGACCGGTATGGTGATTTCTGCGGTTTCGTTTTTGGTGGTGATGAACTCTCCGTTTCCGCTCGCCAGCTGTACGCTCGGGCTCGCATCCTCGCTGCTCGCGGACCGGATCTCGATTCTGTCACCAACTATCTCAGCCTTTGCGCACTCTATACTCCTACTTCCCCGGAGGAGGATGAGTATCACGCTCATGCTGTTCAATTGCTCCGCTCACTTCGCGTTCCCCGCACCCGTGCTTCAGAGTTCTCTCGCCGTTCCCAGCAGCCCGCTTTGACCCTGACCCTTTGAGCCCCTTTCCCCTCTCTTCCTTTCTTCTTCTTTCCTTTCCTCTCTCTCCCCTATGCCCTCTTCTACACAAGCTGAATCTGGCCTCTGTTATCTCTTGCTTGTTTTGTACGTCTCTTTTCTGTTGCTCATCAGTGTTTTGCCCACGTACTCTTATCTGCCTCCGGTTTCTGTTTTTCCGGAGGAAGCGAATACTTACAAAATGAAAAAAAAAAAAAAAAAAAAAAAAAAAAAA